GGATCGCTGATCTGGGTCGGACGGGAGTAACTGTCGTCATCCAGCTCCTCGTCGACCACGGGGTCGGCATCGGGTGGGGTCGGGTAGTTGGCGTCACTGATCTGGGTGGGGCGGCTGTAGCTCTCGTCGGTTATCTCCTCGACATCCTGCTCCATGACATCGGGCGTAGGCGGTTGCGCGGGGCGTGACTGATTGCCCTGAATAACCCCTTCCCGGGCCACGGGATCAGCTGCTCGGAAGCGCTCTCGCCGCTGCTTAACGTCATCGGGCTCCGGCATGCGGATGGTGTTGGGATCTGTCTCTCGGCCGATGCGTGCCGGCTGCTGAGTAATGGTCACCGAAGAAGATTGAGGTGCCTCTGTGGCGGTGACCTGCTCAGCCTTCTGGTACTCACCCTCCAGCGGGGCCGGCTCCTGATACGGGACCACCCGGCGCTCGCCGATAAGCTCACGGTAAATCTTGTCGGCGCGCTCCTGCTGCCGGGCGGCCTGCTCGTTCTTACCCTGATTCCGGAGCGCTCTGGCACCCACTATCATGCGCTTCATGTTGCGCAGGCGGATGCCTTTCTGGTTATCGCCGCGGGCGTCTGCGTCCGCTATGGCGTCATCGATGGCATCGTCTTCGGCTTCCTGTGCCGCCTGAGCTGCATCTGTTCCCGGCTGGTCGCCTCCCTCTGGGAAGGTGACGCCCAGCTGCTCTGCTGTGGCGCCGCCCTCTCCGGCGCCCTCAGCGGCCTTTGCTCGCTGCTCTGCTGCCTTCTGCTCGGCGGCCTGCCGGCGCTCCTCGATTTTCTGCTCTTCAGCGATCTTCGCGTCGAGTGTACTTTTTTTCCGCTCGTCGAGCTTGCTCTGCACTTCCTGCTCGCGCTCAGCCAGCTCGCGCTCTTCCTGAGCGCGCCTGCGCTGCTCGGAGGTAACCGGCGGCACCAGCTGGTCAAGCTCTCGCCTGCCGTCGCGCTGAGCGTCAAGGCGGGCCTGCAGGACTCCCAGAGGGTCCTCGCCTGCTGCCTCAGCCTGAGCTGCTGCCTCGGCTGCACGCTGCCGGATAAGCTCCTCGCCCTCCGCGCGCGCGCGATCCTGAGCGTCCACCTCGTTGCCGATGGGGCCGAAAACGCTCCCCTGAGTCGCGCCCGAGCGCTGCTCGGAGGCACCGAAGTCAGCCTCGGTGGTGCCGCCGATCTCGTCCTGCAACTCTTTCAGCGCATCGTCGATCTCGTACTGGTCGACCGGCTCCTGTTGCGCCTCTGGCGCCGGGGATGTGAGGCCCACCGCGCCACCGAGGGTAGCGCCGGGCAGCACGCCCATGCCGGCGGCCTCGCCCGCACCCTCGAATGTTCCACGTGAACCATCCAGCTCCTGAACGGCGCGGTTGACCGCGACCTGACCGGAGCCCTCCTCGATACCCTCCTGAAGGCCCTCACCGGTGGCGCCGCCTACGCCGCGGCCGAGGCGGTTGCCCCTAAGGCGCGTTGAGGCGCCCGCTGTTGCACGCTCGAGTGCGCGGCCACCGGGCACCAGCTGAGATCCCAGAGAAGCACCGCCAGCCTCTGCTGCAGCCATGCGGGACAGGTTCGTGGCGATCTGCTGCTTGGCGACTTCAGGCTCAACGCCGTCGGCCACCATCGATGCGTATTCAGGGTTCTGCGCCCACACCTGATCCGGGAGGCGCATCAGCTCGCCGTATGCAGTGCCACCAATGTCAGACGACTGCAGGGCCGCGCCGGTGCCGACGCCGGCTACCGTGCCCGCGGCCTTGCCCAGCGCGCGACCAGCCGCAGCGCCGGCGCCTGCCGGCCCCACGAACATGGGTATCTGCTCGGCCAGCGTGGCGGCGAACAGGCGGGGGTTGGTGACGGTCTCCCAGACTGCGGCACCCATCTTTGACCACTCGCCGTCTGCGCCCTCGATGGCGCGCGAGCGCTCGTCCCGCTCACCCCGCAGGGTGTCGGACTCCATGCCCTCGTAGAATTCTTGGCCGCTCTTCCCTTGACGGGTGGCCCAGTTGTCGAAGTCGCCGGTGAACAGACCGTAGGCGTTGCCCACAGTCTCGAGCAGCATGTTGCTGCCCTTGCCGAATGATGCGAGAAGATCCTTACCCAGCCCGCCCTCTTCGGCTGGCTCGGGGCCGGCCTCTGAGAATGGGTTGGTCTCCGCAGTCGCTTGCTTGAACTGGGAGAAAGGGTTGTCTCCGCTACCAGCTCGCTCGGGATTTGCTTCGTCGGCGAACTGCGAGAACGGGTTGTCGGCCATCCGTGGCCTCCCTATGCTGTGTGCTTAACTGCCTGCGAGCATCTGCTCTCGGCCGCGTCGTTCGAGGACCATAGCGACCTCGTCGTATTTCTCCGTACCCTGCTCCAGCACATCGAGGTAGTCTCGAAGTACATCTGTGGGGAGTTCCGATATCGATGCACCCATGCGCGCCGCCTGAGTGACCATCTGGATCGAATCCTGACGCCGGCGCCCTGCGTCCATCATATCACCGGCTTTGCCTTTCACGCTATCCCAAGCATTCGATGCAGCGTCCGCCACATTGCCAAGCGTTTCCCGCAGCGGTGCCGCGTTCGCGCTATAGCCGCCCTGAGGCGTGAACGAAGATCCCCCCTTCATCCCGGCCAAAGTGAACTCCTCCTCCACCGGTGGCGCGGCGGATGCCTGCGGATCTGCGGCAGGCTGCTGCCCGCCATCCTGCGGCGGCCCGAACTGCGCCTCAGCAGCACCGGGGCCGAACACCTCGTCGAACTGGGCGCGTGTCTCTGGAGTATCGCCCATGGCCTTGAACTGCGTGATGGCGGCCTCAGGGATCTTTGGCCCAGCGCCCTGATCCTGCGGCTCGCCGGGTGCGGGCGGTTGCGAAGCCTCCGGGCCGTATATTTCCTCTGTGACCTGTCGCGCCATGCTGGCCGCTTCCGCGGGCTCGTAACCAGCCTCGGCATACGTGGACGCCATGCTGCCGAAGTAGTCACGACGCGACATGCCGGATTTGGCTCTGGCCTCTCTCCAAGCCTCATCCGGAGATAAACTGAGGCCACCCTTCTCAGGCGGCAGCTGCAGGAACTTCGCGGTCGCAACAGCGGCCGGATCCTGACCCTGACTCGGTGCCTCCTGACGCAGACGCTCGAGGCTCAACTGGTTCTCGCCCTGCTTGTCGAGGCGCTCCATATCATACTTATGCCCGCGCTCATCGCTGGCAATCTTGTTCTGGTTCTTGATGTTCTCCAGCGCAGCGGCGCGCTCAGCCTGCATCTCAGCAGAAAGGAAGCTGCCGAGGCCGCGAGCCGCACCCCCTACCGCGCCAGCAAGCGCAAGACTAGCCATCGAGTGTCTCCTTGTAGGCGCTCTCCGCCTTCTGTAGCGTACCCTTGTCGGAGTTGCGCGCCAGCTCTTCAGCGCGCTCCGGAGGCACCCCGTATGCGCTCATGGTCAGCTCGGCCGCGGTGATCACCACCTGCTTGGCCTCCTGCTCACTGTACGTGATACCGTTGGCGCTTTCCGCGAGGCTCATGATCTCATCGGCCGCCAGCGCCACCATCGGGACGGCGATCCGCTCCGGCATCCCGGTCTGCTTGCTCAGGTTGGACAGGAAAGCAGTGGCCGCCTTTGCCGTGGACCCTACCTTGTCCTCCGGGGAGATCATCTTCATTACCGACCGGCCGATGCCTTTGGTCTTGTACAGCGCGGTGTACATCGCCTCGGAAGCCACCTGCATGGCCTTCTGGATCTGGTCACGAGGAACCTCCCGAGTGGCCTTTCGGTCGGCTTGTGCCTTCGCCTGAGGAGCGCCCTGTGACGCGGCCGGCTGCTGAGGGCCTGCGCCCTCCATCGGCATCTTCTGCTCAAAAGGTGGCTGCTGCATGCTTAGTACCCGTATTTGGCCTGAGCTGCGTTACCGCGCGTATTAACGGTGTTACGCAGCTCTGAAAGAGAGGGGATGGAGTAGGTGCGCGGTGCGTACCCCTGACCGGCGGCACCCCATGCCCCGGCGTTACGCTCGCGAAGCTTGCGGCGCTCCTCGAAGATCGCCTTCATCTGCTCGCCCTCTGCCCACCCTTGGATGGCGCCGAGCCCGGTCTGAATGCCCTTCGGTGAGGTCACGAAGTCCTTGACCGCGGTCCCCATCTTGCTGAGGAAGTCGCCGCCACCGGCCGCCCCCGGCGCGCCGCTGCTGGCACCGGTCACCTGAATCGGCGCCGGACCAGCCGGGCCCCGGGTAGCCGCGCCAGCCATATCGAAGTCGGGGGCGTTGATGTCCATCTGGTTGGGGTTGGGGATTACACCGTCCAGCGCCTGATTCGACAGCGCTTCATTCTGCGGGGTGAGCCCGGTGGCAGTTTGTTCCTTGAGGGCCTGAAGAGACAATTCGTCTGCGCTCTCCAGAGCTGCGGTAGCCTCCTCCGTCCCCGGGGAAAGCACATCCATCGCGCTGGTGCCCTGATTGGCGGCCTCAGTCAGCAGCTCGCCGCCGGTGGTCGCCGCAGCCTTGGCGCCACTGTATGCGGTGCCGTCCAGAATGCTGCCCACGGTGTCGCCCGGCGCCATGAAGCCACTGGCCACGCCCTTAACGAAGGACCCGGCACCGGCCACGAACTTGTTCATGAACGTGCCCGCGGTGCCGGCGAATGTGCCGGCCCCCTGCATGACGCCGTTCACGATGGCCACCCCGCCCGTGAAGATCGATGCCGCCATGAGGCCGTACTTCACGATGTCGTTATCCAGCACCTTGGCCAGATCGATACCGATGACGTCGTCAACGAAGTCAACGACCCCGTCGACCACATCACCGAGTACGTCACCAATCTTGTCGAAAATTCCCATGTTACAAATCCTCTACTTTTACGGCTGCAGACCGAGGTTTGAGATATTGAAGTCGGCCTGAATCTGCTGCAGCCACTGAGCGTATTCTGGCGTACCGAATGGCGGGATCTGACCCCCAGATCCGCCGGGGCCGCCGGACGTCGGGGTTGCGAGGTCGAAGTTCTCGAACCCGAGGATCATCTCCATCCCGGCCTCGAACTCACGGCGCGCGGTCTGCACGCGACCGTTGGCCTCATCCGGCCCGAACTCCGAGTTGCCCACCACCTCGGCCACCGTGTCGTAGTAGCTGTCGAACAGCCGTGCCGCGGTGTCGTTGTCGCTGATGATCTGCTTGTACTGACCCTCGATGTTCGCGATGTCGGCGGCCAGCTGACCTGCCAGCTCCTGCTTCGCGTAGTCCTGATCGCCGGCGAGCTGCTGCAGGTTGTAGCTCAGGTCCCGCTGACGGTCGCTGTTCATCAAGTCGTTCGCCATGCCAGCATTGGTGACGCTGGTCTGCGTCTGCCGGTTGGCGTTTGAGTCGCGGCGCATCGACTCCAGATTCTGGTTCTGCATGCCGGTGCGGTTGTAGACGTCGGCCTCCTGCAGCGCCAGCGGGGTTGCTGCGTCCGCCATGGCGCGCATCTGTGCGCCGGCAGAGATCGAGCTGTTGCGCATTCCGCGCGCGTTCGCTGCCTCAACGCCGCGCTGCTGGGCGAGCTGCATGAGCGCGCCGTCCTGAGACAGGATGTCGGTCATGCGCGTGCTGGAAAGCTCGTTGTCGCCTACGTCACGGTTGTTCTCTGCGGCGTCGCTGGAAATCGCCTGAAACGCGCGACCCTGCTCACCCTCGAACTGACCCTGCACGCCGCCGTCTTCGCGGACCGTGTTGTCGGTTGCGCCAGACAGGCTGTCAATGGGGTCTCCGTAGCGCGCGATGTAGGCGTCACGGATGTCAGCGCGGTTGCGCAGCTGGAACCAGTCGAAGGTGCCGTCCTCTGTTCCCTGACGGATAACCTCCAGCATGTTCTCCTGCTGAGCGCCGTTCAGGTCCTGCCAGCGGTCGCCATTGGCGAGGCTGTTCTGCACCTGCTGGCGCATGTTGTCCGTGACCGTGTACGGCGACTCGGTCTGGCCCTGAGGTCGGAGCTGGTACACCGATGGCGAGGTGCCGTTGTTCTGGTTTCCCTGAGGCACGGTCGGGTTGGTGCCATCCGGGTTCGTTCCACCGCCCGGGTTGAATGCGGTTCCGCCGTCCCCGTTGCTCCCTACCAGAGGATTGTTGTCGCCAGTCTGTCCGCCAGTTTGGCCGCCTGTTTGCGTACCCGAATTGGGTACAGTCGTACCCTGACCGGGAACTTGGCCGCCAGTTTGGCCGCCAGTTTGGCCGCCTTGTGAGCCGCCGGGCTGGGTAACCGGAGGCTGGTTGCCGCCGGTCTGCGTGCCGCCGGTGGCCGGCGCCCCGGGGGTCTGAGCAGCCGGGGGGTTCTGGGCTGCCTGCTGATCGGCGACGTCCTGCTGGATCTGGGCGCCTGCGCCAGACGTACCCACGGTGGTGCTGGACGGATTGACCGCCTGTCGCTCGAGCTGTTGACGACGCTGCTCCCGGCGCTGTGCCGCACTCTGGTAGCTGTACGCGTCGTCAGGGTCGAAGTACAGGCCCAGAGCCTGATCCTCAGGCGTGTTGATCGGACCGTACTGATCAATCGCTGCCTGAATGTCCGGTGAGACATAGGAGCCCGCCTGAGGGGCTGCCGTGGGGGTGGGTGAAGGGGTGGTAGGGGTGGGTGAATTTTGCCCACGGTTGATGTCTATGCCTGCGGCAGCCAGCTGCTGAAGCTCGGCGTCGCTGAAGTAACCCTTCTCGAGATTCCTCTGGAAGTTCTGCAGCTGCGTGCCCGAAAGGTTGGCACCTGCGCGCAGAAGCGAAGTCATGTACGGGCTGGTAGCCGCGGTAGCTGGCGCCACAGCAGTCTGTGCGGAAGGCGATGCGGTGGGCTGAGGCAGCGCGGTCTGCCCGGGCTGCACGGCCGGTGCGTTCGGCGCAGACGGCGCGGTAGGTGCGCTTGGCATGCCGATATTCTTCAGTGCGGACAGGCTGTAATCCGTCGACGGAGCTGACGGCGCAGTCGGCGTGGACGGTGATCGAGGAGCCGTGGGCTTGATCGTGGTCTGGTTTTGCGTGCTGCTTACAGGCGAAGTTCCGCCACCAGTACGCTGACCTCCGGTCTGGAAGTTGCGATACTGCTCCAGCGCATCCTGATATTGTTGTCCGCTTAGCATCCGGTGTGTCTCCTGTCGTGGCTCGATTTTACCAGCCGCGGCCTTACTTTAGCCCTCAATGCATGCACCAAGTAGAAGGCGCAATGCCTCCTCCGTTGCCGCCCTCTGGCGCCGCTCAACCAGCAGCGCCTTAATCTTGTCGAAGTCGGTGTCGCTGGCGCGCAGCTTGTCGGTCGCGTACAGCACCTGAGCAGGGACCTCGACCTCGCACGGCGTCGGCACAGGGACGTACACGTCCACCGGCCGGTCGACGTACTCCGTCGTCGTGCACCCGCACAGCAGGGCAAGCATCGCTATTGCGAGCGCCCTCATAGGCCCAGCTCCCGGTCCACCAGCGCGATGCCCTCACTGCACGAAGCGCCATCGCTTGCAGCCAGCTGATCGATCTCTGACTGTGCTCTCCGCATTGCATCCTCTGCATCCTTCTGTGCCTGATCCTGCGCACTGGCGCGCTCTATCATCCTCCGCTTGTACTCGAGGATCTGGCGATTCTGGTTCTCCACCGCGGCGAGCAGCGAGCGTATCGATGACTTGGCGGCGATCAGCTCGCGCTCCTGATGCACGCTTTCGATCTTGCAGTCGGCGAGATTGGTGAGCGCACTCGACACACGGTACTGCTGGAAACCGATTACGGCAGCCATCCCTACCAGACCAATAATCCATGGCCGGCGAAGTATCATTGTCACGATCTTCATCATTCTTTGTAGAACCCTATGACCACGGAAAGTATCCCGATAACGCCCACGATGATCACGCTATCAGGGTTCTGCACCTGACCGATCCTCGGCAGGTAGTGGTGAATCGTCAGCGTGATGATGTACAGGCTCCACAGCAGGACAGCCCTGCGCATCATCCTGTGGCGCTCTATCCAATCTTCATTCATGCTCATTCAGCTGCCGCTCCAGAACCTCAACCCGGTCGCCCAGAATCTCGATAAAGGCGTCCTGACGACCCTGATTATACTGCTCCTCCATGCGCCACTCCTGATCTCGAACGACCGAGGTTTGCAGCTCAGAGATATCGGAGTTCAGCGGCATGGTGTTGAGCGCCACAAAGCCCGCACCCATGACGGCGAGCGCAACGATGGCGCTGATGGCAGCCCATACGTTGAACGTACTCGGAGTGTTCACCTTTGTGGCTATCTGCTGAAGCACGCTACCGTGCGCGGAAAGCTGCGCACCAATCTCCGAGATGTTGGTGCGAAGCTCAGAGATCGAGGTCTCGTTCTCCGCCGTCCTGCGCTCACTTTCCGTCGCCCGGCGGTCGAACTCGCCGAGAACGTGATGAATGAGGCGGTCTGCTGTTTCGTGATTATTGTCTGTCATGAGTACGCTGCTGCCGGCACTGTGAAAGGTTCTGTGAATACTGCCTCGTCGAGGATGAATCGGAATCCGTCTATAAAGCACGGGTCTGCCACCATTCCCACTCCGTAGCGGGTCTCGTTGTTTATGGTGAGAGCCCACTCCTCGAGCTGCGCACCGAGGGTGAAGTCTCCACCATCCAGCACCGGGGCGGAGGCGCTGCCGTTCACCGTCGTGCTAGTGGGGAGCTGGCCGTTTATGAATAGGCGGAACTGGTTGTCCTCGCGCGACACCGCGACATGGTTCCAGTCGGCGTCGTTGAAGGTGTCAAATCTGGCCAGCACGTAGTAGGCGTTCGAGGAGATCGCGTTGCTCTTCGATGCTCTGGCCGTAGCCGAGTCAGCGCCCACGGACAAAATCATCGTGCCGGCGCCCGCCGACCCCAGTATGGTGATAGTCAGTCCGCCGTACCGCCAGTGCCGGATCCCGTCTCGCACAAACTGCTGCGAGCTGCCGAGAGCGCACAGGTTGCCACTGGCCTGAGGCTTGATATGCCCCTCTATCGTGAAGTCTCGGTTGTTGATACTGGTGTCGTGCATCCCTCGCCAGAATGCGGATGCCGGCTCCCGGTCTCCACCGTAGTCCTTTGCGGGAACCGCGATGCTTTGGCTTCCGAACTTCGCCTGAGCAGTCGTCACGTTCGCGGCGGACGGCGCCCACACATCTGAGACCGGGCTCGACAGGCCGGATATGTCATTTCCGACATCAAAGAAGCCGGTGCCGAGATCGGTCGGCGTACCCTCTGCGTTGATCAGGCACTTGACGTTGGACGCCGTCGGGGTGGCCGGGGCGGGCAGCGTGATGCTGGACCCACCCATGAGTTCCAGAATCTCCTCGGTCGATATGTCGCCGTCCGCGGTTACAACGACGAAGTTATCTACGATCAGGTTGGCCCCGCCGATCAGGATCTCTGTGGGGTCATCCTCCGCGGGGCCGCCGGCGCGCTTCAGGCCGAACCGACCGATCACGGGTGAGTCCTTGGTCTGGGATGGCGTCGTGCTCCCCAAGGTGAACGTGGATATCTTGCGGTCCTGCACCCGGAAGATCACCTCCGCCACGTCGCCGTTGTACGGTATCGCGTCGAAGGTCTCTACCGTGGATGGTACGCCACCGAATTCATATTGACCCCTGACAGACAGCACCCAGCCGTCATCAGTGCAGGTGACCTTGACCTGAGTGTCTGGGGCCAGCAGGTAGTTGAACTCCAGCAGCACGGCGTCGCCACTGCGGCTGCTTACGTCTGCAAAGATGATCACGTAGTCGCCACCCATGCGACTGTTGATCATGCGGATGTGGTCGTCTTCTGTGGCAGGCAGCATTCCAGTTCCCTCATACGGGCCGGTTTCGCCCCACGTCAGGTCACTGGTGTCCGTGTTGTTCGTGTAGCCGCGAGATCCGTAGTCCAGCACGGTGGCCGGAGATCCGTTGTCGTTGAGCGGCATGAATATTTTAGGCTGAAGGGCGAGCCACGCGAGCGTGTTGGCGTTGAACTCTATTGAGCCATCCTCGATGATGGCGGCACCGCCGGCGGTGGCATCGAAGCATATCAGCACCGGGTTCTGGTTTCCCTGACGGCGAGCCATAAGCCCCCAGTGCGTGCCGCTTCCGAGGTACGCGAGGCCGCGGTGATCCGGGCGATCCTCATCCAAGTATGAAGTGCCCTGACCGGGGTACGTTACGAGCGGTATTGTCAGCTGGAAAGGTCCGTTCCAAGTGCCTTCGATTCCAGTCTCGGAGGTGTAGACGTAGATTCTCTTGACGCCCTCGTTGACGGAGTCCTCCGACGCCTGAGTTCCAACAGCGCACCACCCCGCAGTCGGGTTGTATTCCATCACCGACAGCCGGATATCTTCATCCGGGTGCGACGGAAGCTGGAAGGTGTTGGTGGGGGCATCAAGGTTCATTCCAGCGACGACAGGCCACACCCTTCGATCCGTTCCACCCTCAATTAGGAATGCGAGTGTGGGATGTCTCTTTCCACACAGGTTGGTGAAATAGCCATCTGCCGCGCTGCGCGCGCCGACACGAAGAGTGTTCCCCATTCCGGCGACAAGGCGGCCGTTGATACCAGTGGCGTCCGTGAAGGGCTCTCGATACGAGACCCTCCAGATATACTCCCCACCCACGAGCGTGCCATCGAACCCGATCTGAACGTATAGAGCGTTGGGCTCAGGGTCTGTCCCCGGGGGGTCGGAAATGCTGCCGGCGCCATTCCAGTCTGGACCGCTGGTGATGGTGTTGCGCCCAAGGTTGCCGCCACCATTGAAGCGACCCATGATCGCCAGCCCGCCTTGCAGGTCGGCGGCTACCGCCCACGTCCTAAAGCCAAAGCTTGAGGCGCCGCCAACCGTGAACTGATTGAAAGTAACAGGATCCACGGTGGGGTCCATCCACCAGAACGTGGTGTCGTTGCCATTATTGGGGAACATGACAATGAACCGCTCATAGAAAGGCTCCCAGATGCAGTTGGCTGGGTACGTGAAGGACCCCCCATCGAAGGCATCTGAGTCGCCAAGAATCTCCTCGTTGTTGGCGACGTCCTGCCACGCCGTGTACGTAAAGTTCTCGCCGAAGTCGTCGGAAAAGAAGAAGCCGAAGTCCTCGACACCATTCGCCGTGCTGTTGCTGATGCAGCTCAGTACGTATTGGCCGTCATCAGAGCTGCAGAGCCCGGTGTCGTAAAACAAGGCTTGAGCAGCATTTGCGTGATCCATCGACCCCTGATCGCCGGCGGCGACAAAGCATATCGTCGCAGCGTCAGGCACCACCGCATCTCTCAACACCCCCTCCTCAGGGTATCCGCGCCAGTTGTGAACGAAGAACGGGTAAGTCATACCTTGGCGTCACCCAGCAGCAGCCAGTCGTCCTGAGTGACCTGTGACGGCGAAACGCTGCTGTAACGGTTGCGCGCCTTGGCGCCGATGGCGGTCCTCAGGGCCACCCCAGCGCCGGCGGAAACGATCACCTCACCGGTGCCATAGCGGTACAGGTGAACGAGGAAGCCGTTGGGCAGCGCCGCGGTGGAGTGCGGCGGGATGGTCACCGTGATATCGCTCGAGCTGTTGCAGCGGATGATGTACCCCTCGTCTGCCGCGGTGAGCGTGTAGTTGGCGGTGATGGTCTTCACGGGCGGCCGGCCGATAGTCTGCACGTGGGTGGAACCGATCAGGGTATATCGAGACTCATCGACGTCATGGATGGCGGCCGTCATCACGCCCTCGATGAGGTCGCCGGCCTCCAGCGGCAGCCCGTTGTTCCGAGTGATGGGAAGCGGCGTGTTGCCATTCAGCGCGAGGGTGGACGGCCCGGTGTTGGTCGCCACCGGACGCCACGTTACGATGTGGAAGTCCTGAAGGGTGTCAGGGCCGTCGTTATCCACGACCACGGTGTTCACCGTACCGGTGTCATCCCCTCCCAGAATGGATCCGGAGTTGATGCCGTCGAACGGGCCCAGCTTATCGAACCCGTCCTCGATGGCCTCGAACTGGTCATCGAGGCGCTGAGACGGGACCTTGCTGAAGGGAACGAAGTCATCGTTGTAGTTGTAATAAGGATTCGGCATTAGCGGCTCACCCTACGTGGGTCGAAATGAAGGATCACGCCCTGCGCGATAAAGGGCTCTGTGAACGCCGACTTGTGGTACAGAAGCAGGCTGACGTTGCGCCCGGTGCCGCGCAGCTCAAATCGCGCGACGTCGAACTCGTTGGCGTCGAAGTAGGACTCATCCCACTCAGAGATGTCGAACAGGGCGCCGCCGGCGTAGGTGGTGTCGACGGTCTCGTTGAAGCTCGAAGTGCCGGTCGACGCGTCTCCGAAGTCTCTATCCTGAGCGCACAGCAGGACGACACGGCGCTCCGCCTTCAGCTCCACCTCGGCGAGACGGTAACGCTTGTGAACAGCCGGAGACCCCTGATGGTTGAACGGCAGGCGCATGAAGGACTCGATGTCTCGGCCGTCCCAGCTCCTGCTTTTCTCGCACTCGTAAACGAAGCCATCGCTACTTCCCATGTAGTAACGAGGAACGCTCGATTCATCTTCACACGAGTACGCGCAGGAAAGAGTCTGGTTTATCCCGATGTCCATATTGAAGCTGGCGAACTCTGCTCCGCCGTCAGGTAGGATGCGGGCGATGATCCCGGTGCCAGAGGCAAACAGCACGCGGTACTGGTTGGACTCTCGAATCAGCTGAGTGCCGATGATGGCCTCACGCTGACTCACGATCAGGGGCTGCACGAGGTCGGATATCGTGGCGTTGGCGAAGTCACCGAACTGCTCGACACGGGCGAGGCTGATGAGGCCTGAGTCGTCGACCGCCAGAACTGTACCGAGCGCGCCCTCAGACCACTGTATGCAGCCGCTGCGCTGTGATATCAGGCGCTTCACGTAGCCGCTGCCGGTGCCGTCCGGGAAGAAGCCGTGCGTCTGGCTGCGTGTGAACGCCACCAGAACGCGGCCCGCGGAGTTGATCAGCCCGGTGCCTTCATCGCCGAGTCCGAACTCTGCGGCCCCGAGGAATCCGTTGAACGTGAGTGGCAGCCCGACCGCGGACTTCTGCAGGCTGCCGCCGGGGAACATCAGCCACAGCGCGCCATCGAAGGATTCTACGAGGTAGGGGTTGTTCTCGTCCGGGGAGTCGCCCAGTGAAAGGTCGAGCAGGATCGGTGTGACGATGTCGTCTTCATCGATCTCGAACGCAGGACCGTTGCCAGCGCACGCGTACAGGCGATACGTGTCGGATCCCGCGAAGAAGTTCGCGACATGGAAATCGTAGTGCCCGCCCACTGGCAGGGAGAATGCGTCGGGGTCGCTTGCTGCTGTCGCGAAGTCTGCGCCCGCCGTGGATCCGTCCAGAATCTCGTTGTCTTGGAATGTTCCGGTCACGGTGGTCATGGCGATGTAGCCTGCCGCGTCTCCGCCGCCGTATGAGCCGCTGTGCAGCACTACGCGATGCACGACACCTGTGGCCGCACTGGTGGCCCCCGTCACCGTCTCGCCCACTGTGGGCTCCGTGGATCCACTGTCGAAGTACAGGGTGGTGGTCATCGTGAGCTGAGTGTCGTCCCAGCCAGATGATGTGGCCTTGTGAATCACGCCAGCAGTCGCGCCGGCGTTGTCGCGTATGGCGTAGACCCGGTCCCGGCACTGGAAGCAGCCGCGCACCGGGCCACTCCCGGGGACGGCGGTAATGTCGTCTCGGTAGTCGTCCTCCGCCGCGAGGCGCCACGCCTCCTCGAGCGGAACCGTAGGCCCTGACGCGAACGCTATGTTCGAGATCGTGGTGGTGGCGGTGTCGATGGCCTCGCTGTCAGTGAAGGTCCCGGTGATCTTTGTGACCGCGACCTCGTTGACGTATGTGTCGGTGCCGATGGCGACGATGGTGCCGGTCGCACCCGAGGTGTCGCCAGTGATGACGTCGCCAACGCTGTAGCTGCTGGCATCCGCGAGGGTGAACCACGCCCACGTTGAGGCTGATGGCTTAGGCCTGCCGTCGAATCGCTCGAAGCCCCGCATCCGGCGGTAGCCGCCGTTGATCCAAGGCTCGAAGTTGTCTCCGGCGATCATGCGGCCGTCCGGCATCTGGATGATCGGGGTCACCAGATCGAGGCCACCGCCGAGGGTGAAATATGGGGTCTCTCTCATTCAACACGGACCACGTACTCGTTGCCTTCCGCCTGACGATGCTGGTTGCGGTCGCCCGGCAGCTGCTTCGATTCAAGGGGCAGGATCCAGTCGGCGTACATGCGCTGACCTTTCTGCATGGTCTCGGCCGCGTTCTCATACTCTGCGTAGTGCATGAGTGCCTTGCCGAGGATGACGTCGTGGAACTCCTCGGGGATGATCGACACGTCGGTGTTCAGCGCCATCGCGACCGGCTTCATCCAGTAGTCGAACGAGATCGTGTACACGCCGTTCGGCGTGGGGTCGCAGCGCAGCTTGCCGTTCGGCATGATGACCACCTGCGAGGGCTGGCTCGTCCCGGTTGGCCGGGCGAAACCCTTCACGCTCTCGTAGTAGACGCAGCTGATACGGCTGGTGGAGTCGAGGTAGAACGAGTCTTCGTCGAACGTGGACACGCCGCCTGCGACAGGGTCGTCGTAGGTCGCCGTGCCGTTCGCGGTGTCGAAGTCGTCCTGACCCCAGTGGAACTTCCAGTCGGAGTGCTTCTGCTGGATCTCGAGGTCGGCCTTGATGATCCAGCTTACGAGGCGCTGGGCCTCGCCGACCTGACTCACCGTAGTGGTGGGCATGGGGCCGCCGGAGCCAGACTCCCTCCAGAGCGCCTGTACAAGCTCCAGCAGGGTCACTGGTTAATCAGCCTTTCCGATGTGCTTGCCGCTGAGGTTGAACACCTCGCCGTTCTGGATAAAGCGGTTCGTAGCACCCGGAGCGATAAGCGTGGCGTAGTCCTTCTTCGGGTCGAACTTGGGCTTGGCCTTGCGCTTGGGCTCGGGCTTGGGCTGATCACCCTCGCCAGCAGCAGCGCCATCACTCCCGGCAGCAGCAGCATCGCCGCTATCAGCAGCAGCAGGTGCGCCAGCGCCATCCTCAGACGGATCTTCACCCGGTAGCTCTTGTACTTCTGACATTGCTCTCACTCCTCAGAAAATATCGATCATCGGACCCATCTGGTCTTCCTGACCCGGGTACTCACGATAGAAAGGTTTGCGCTTCGTCACCTCGGTTCTACCCGAGAGACCTTCTTTGAGGCTGGCGCCCTGATCCATGCGCTCCTCAACATTGCGTTCACGTCGCGGTGTGTAGTCCCGCTCTACGTTCTTGATCTGCGGCATGGCTGTTCGCCCTCCTCAGGGAATTAGGTAAACCCGGACCCGAAGGCCCGGGGGATGAACATCAGCACTTCGGAACAGAAGTGTTCTTCCGCTTGATGTTCGGGTCGTCAGGCTTCGGGCGACCGACCTTAGTGGCCGGGGGGCTCGATGCCTCGGGCTTGAAGCCCTTCTTCATGGTTACGCCTTCCTTCAGGGACATGCGTTAACTCCTCTTAGCTCGCGACCGGACCGGCTTGATACCAAGCGATGAACACGGTAACCGTGCCGTCGCCGGCAGTAGCTTCGCCGCCGCAGGTGAGGACCACCGGACCGCCATCAGGGATGACGTTGTCGTCGGTGGTCAGGACAGTTGCGCCGTTGACTACGCCATCCGCGGCGGTGATAGGCACCTCCAGCGTAGCGTATGCGTCTGCGTCACCAGCTGAACCCAGCTGGAGATTGGACGCTGCAACAGTGACACCGGTGGTGACGTTGACAGCGATGTCGACGACACGCCCAACGTAGCCATCCGGGCCAGCAACATTGAGGATCTCGCCTGCCGTATCAAGCGCCGCAGCGTTGACCGTGTAGGCAGCGAGAAACGGCTGATCGTAAGTGTACATGATCGATTGCCCCCCTTAGGCTGCGCTGTCCCACTTGATGATGCGGGCGTGAAGCTTGCTCGCGGCATCAGTCTGGTCAGCATGGGTGATTTTGAAGGCGCCGAGGTAGTACCACGCGATGCCACGGCTACGGCCGTAGTCATCAGGGATCTTACCGCGGAGTTCCTCCGGAATGGCGATTGCTTCCGTCACGGTGTCCGCACCGAAGAAGTACGCCGCGTCAGACAGACCGTTGCTCCAGCCTTCGCTGGCGATGTTGGTCTGCGTCACGAATCGAATGCCTTCGTAACGACCGCGCTCACCGTTCACGATGCGCTTGTAGCCCTCGTCGACGTACTGGAATACAGACTCCAGATCGTCTTGGACCGGGCGGATCGTGGTCGGACGCATGATGCCAACGTAATCCTCGCCATCGAACACCGGGATGTTGCGCTCTTCCATCGTGTCGCGGAACGTCTTCACGTGATCCTTGGACATAGCGATGTTGTTCGTGCCGCTCGGCGTACCATTATCGGTGAGCGTGAGGGCCCCCGATGCTCCGCCAACTGCGCGGAGAATAGTAGCGTCAAACTGCGCATGCGCGTTCCGGTCGAACGTCTTGTTCGCGTGGTTCTTCAGCGTCACACTGATGACGTTCGGGACGTTGTGCTCGGACATCGTCTCGTACTTCAGCGTGTGGGGAACCGCTTTACCGTATTCCGTCATCACAACTTCCGCGTCGTACACGGGGAAGCTGCCAGTCGGCATCGGCTGGTTCTCCTGAAGCTCAGCAGTACCGGTGTCCGGGATGTCCCCGTACACAGTCCAGATAAACTTCTCGCCCTGATTTTTACCCACCGCTTCTTCGACGTCACAGAACTGCCGGAAGCGCGTGAGCGGCTGCTGGCTGACCCGCCAATTCTCGGAGAGAATGTCGGACGCCATGTAACCTTGGCCTGTATTACTCCAAAGCTGCATTGCTCTTGCTCCTATTAAACGGCCCTACCTGCGCGCAGCCGGGCGATCTTCGCCTTCGGACTCATGTCGATCACAGGTGCACGATCTTCGGCCTTAGCGCCGGAGCCCGTGCTGGGCACTGATTTCAGTTTTGCCTTCCGCGCCATGCGGTCAGCACTCTGAGAAGACTTGCTCGGCTGGTCTTCCTTGACCTGCTTCTTCGAGATCCCGAGGTCTTCGGCGGTCCGGCGTCCTGTTTCGAGGATGACCTTCTCCGGCTCCCAATCTGGGTTCTCTGCACGAACTATCTTCAGGTTAGCGTCCGCAAAGGCGAGGTATCGGTCGTCGGATGCAATCTCTGCATAATCCTTCTCGAACCGTTCCCAGCCCCTGCGTGCGCTGGCAGCGTGACGCTCTTGCGCTTCTTGGTGGGCACGTGCGGTAACAGCCTCATCTACCAGCGCAGCGATGTTGGGGGTGGGATTGCTCCGTCCCGCGATCATCTCCGCCATCAGCTTGTTGGCTGTATCGGTGTCACCATCGTACACGGCGTCATGATACTTACTGAGCTTCTCAGCAAACTCAGCATCGCTCTGCCCTGTCGGCAGTTCACGAGGCTCCTGTTGCTGGCTCAGTCGCTCCTGCAGTTGGCGCTCGCGCTCGTCCAGTTGACGTTGACGCTCAGCGGCCAGCCGCAATTTCTGATCGCCTGCGAACTCTTTGCTCACAGCGCGGTCGTATTCTTCCTCGGTGAACTCACGCAGCTCACCGTTGATCTTCATGCGCTTGACGCGCACGCCATCCTCACGCTCGTACCAGCCGTTCTCTGTCTCCGGCTTGGTCTCTTCCTCGGCCTCTGCAGTTACGGCCTCTTCGGATTCCTCGCCAGCGGTAAGTTCGCCGGCGTCCTCAGCATCGCGCTCCTCTTCATCGGAGGCAGAGTCATTATCCGTCGACTCTGATGCTGCGACCTGTTGCGCATCGTATTCTTCTTCTGTCAGGTCGGGGTTGTTGATCAGCGCCATCGACTTTCGGTCGGCCTCGCGCTGCGCCTTGGCGGCCTCTGCCACCTGAGCCATTTTCTCTTCACGGGTGCGCGCTACCGGGCGCTCCTGCTCCGGGGTATCGGCCACCTGTGCTTCGCTGGTGGTCGGGGCATCCTGCCCTTCGGCCTGCGAAACGTCCTTCTGGATAGTTTCTTCGGTCACGTTCGTCACTCCTTGACGTTGCGTTGCTCGAGCTGAGACTCTGCGCTCATGCCCACCTGTACCGCCTCGGTCAGCCAGCGAATGGCGTTGCCGATGGCAGCGTGTTTTGCTCTGAGGTCATGGTGCTTGCGCTTGCGCCAGAGCGGGGTCCGCATGATCGCGGTCTCGATGTCGCTCTGGTCCTGTAGGGCGGCGCCAATAACGTAGCGACCAACGGGATTGGTCACCATCCACTCACGGGCGTCCTCGCCCATGACGGCAGTCCGGATCAGGATCTCTTCCTCCTGACTCTCGAACTCTACTGGCACTTCAGCGTTCTGAAGTATTCGCTCTAACTCTGCCGGCATTCCCTTGCCTCAGTGTGGGCGCTAAATCCCTGCGCCCGTGTCTCGCCTGACTTCCATCTCTTCCAGTCTGGTGCCTTCCTTGACCGCCAGACTGTCGCGCTGAGTACGATCTTTCATGCGCTCAGTCTCCATTCTAGCAGTAAGCTCCGTCAGTTTAGCGTCCTGCTCTTCCAGCAGCGTCATGAGCTTGATCTGGAAGTCCTTGTCGGCCTTGTAGCGGTCGACCTCTGCGCGCAACTGAGCGACCTGCAGCGAGGTGTCCTGCGGCTGCTGCGCGGCCATCTGTTCCTGCATCTGCTGCATCTTCTGGGCGAACTCTTCCTCGCTCATCATGAAGCGCGTGGTGTCGTTGAACCCGCCGAGGCTGAAGATTTCCTTGCCGATCTCCTCGGGGTTCATGCGCTGCGCGATCTCTGGGATGTTGGCAGCCGCGGCGATGATCATCTGGAACCGCTGCAGGCGCTGGGCGGGATTGGTGTTGCCCATGCCTACGTTAACGCTGACGATCATCTCCTCGTCCAGCATGCGGTCGATCTCTGGTGACACGCCGTACTTCTGAAGCTCTGCATTCTCCCCGGCCACAGTGAGGATGGTCTCGTCGGTCTCGAACATCGCGCACAGCTTCTGCAGCTTCCGCAGCACTGGCTCTACCCACGTCTCCACGAACGTGCGCAGCTCGTACTCGCTGACCTCGGTGGCATCGCCCTGCAGCATGTTCATGCCGCCCACGGTCTCGTTGAGGCTGCGGTTGGCCTGCACGCTGCTGCTGCTGAAGTTGCCGGTCAGCTCGTCCAGCTCCTGCGTGAGGCGGTCCTGCTCCTGATAACTGGATCCCGTGACGTCCGGGAAGTCCAGCACCCTGATGTCGTTCTCCGGATCCCCAGTCATGACGCCGCCGCCGGGGACGGACCGCGACAGGGCTGCGAGGTCGGTCTGAGATCCGCGGCGCACGAAGTACCGGCGGTTCAGCGCCAGCTTGACGTTGTCCATGCGCTGGTTGGCGATGTCGTTGACCTCGGACTGCATGGAGGCCGACAGCTCGTTCGCGCTGGTCGGGTACGGGCGGTGTGACTCGAGGATAGAGAAGCCGAAGGTCAGGCTGTCCCGGCCAAGGGGAAGCAGCTCGCGCACAGGCACCGGCTTCTGACTCAGCATCAGCTGGCCGCCGAGGCTGTAGAACGCCATGTCCTCGCCGTCCTCGTCGCGCACGATGTTCAGCCACACCCAGACCAGCGTGTCCTCGTTGGATGCGCTGATGTCGATGGGGTCGTGGCGGTTGTCGCCGACTCGCGCCTGACGCACGATCTCGTTGATGTTCTTGTCCTGCGCCGCGGCGAGGATCGCCCCCAGCTGGTGCTCGCGCCACTCTGGCTCACCGGTCACCGGGTTGGGCTTCTTCGCCCTCAGCATCACGTCGCGCGCATACATGGGCAGCATGATGTTGATGACCGGGCTGTCCTCGAACGGGTTGCGCCAGTCTGCGTTGGGGTCGAACCGCACGTTCTCCGGCGGCAGCAGATCGAGGACCGGCTTGTCGACGATCACCTCCTCGACTTCCACCTCATCGCCTACCTCATCGCCATCCTCGTCCAGCTCCGGTCGGCCGTCCTCCATGAACCGCGGCGTGATCGTCTTGGTCTTGCGGACCTCGTACTCCCACGTGCTCAGGCTGATGCAGACGCCGTTGTTGAAGGTGTCCTGACGCGCACCCATGCAGGTGAGGAACCACGGGATGCTGTGCTCGAGGCGGTACTGCATGATCGCCTTGTTGAACGCCGCAGCAGCCGCCTGCTCTGCGCTGCCGCGGTTCTGCCCGCGGACGTCGATCAGGTCGGTGTTGGAGAACAGTGCTGCTGCTGCCTTCGCCTCGGCGCGCCGTGACAGGCTGCGGGTCTTCGGCCGGAAGGTCTTGGATCTGTGCTTGTACGCTGCGGTGCGGTACTTCGAGCCCGGGGGATGCTGGTTGCGGAACCGGTAGAAGGCCTTCTCCCACTCCTCGCGTATGCCGTCGTCGAGGAAGTCGGTGCTGGCCCGGTGTGCGTGGCGGACTGTGCTCAGCCAGTAACCGTCACCGTCCCTAAGGTCGGCCATCCCCAGCAGCTCGCCGGGGTGAATCGTATGGCTCTGTCTCTGACCCATGCAGCCTTCCTTGGCGCTTCACACAGCCGCATCCGTGCAGCTGAATTTAGGAGGCGACCCACCGGCGAGGTGAGAGAGAGTACCGAGAGAGAGACCGGTGGGCCGCCGTTGAACGGATTATACCTGTAACGCCAACACTTTAGTCGCCGTCAAGGTCGAGTTCCGGGGGCTCCATAAGCTCCCCCGACATTGCTTCCAGCTGCTCCACTACCCGGCCAGTGACGTGCTCATACTGGCGGTGCGCTGGCACACCCTCGGCGTTCACCGTGAGCCTGAGCGTGACCTCGATCTCCGGCAGGTCCGGGCCCCCGTCGAGGGCGCCGAACGAGTACCGGCACTCTGCGGATCCTGACTCGCTAGTCTTCACGGGGATTCAGGCTCGCCGGGATCGGGTTGCGGGCTTCGCTCTGGTCGCGGAACATCTCGCTGGCATGCAGGCCTCCACTCCAGTCGCCGTTGTAGCGGCGCTTCAGGACGTAGTCCGGCAGGCGCATCACGATCCCGTCGCGGACATCAGCGAGGTGGTTCTCGCGGTACTGCTCGAAGGTGATGCCGTGGTCCTCGAGGGACTTCATCTCGGCCGCCGTCTCCTCGGCAATCTGCGCCTCCAGCTGCTCGCCGAGGGCCTCGAATTCATCGTCATCCATGGCCTCGAGGTCCTTCTCCTGCACCGCCGGGGCCGGGTAATCGGAGTCATCGATGTACTCCATCTCGGACTCGAGGTCCGCCTCATCACGCTTGGCCGGGTTATACAGCCCCAGCGCAGCCTTGATGTCCTCCCATAGGGAGATCAGGTATCCGAAGATCGTGCTCATGTCATCACCTCAGTGTGTTGGAGCCCAGAATGTACAGCATCCCGGGTCACTTTAGAGTTCGCCCTTGGCCTCATTTCTGGCCACGCCCTTGATGTTCTTCGGCACGTGAGAGATGTCCGGGCGCTCCCGGCTCACATTGAACCGCTCGAGGTACTCACCGGCCATCATGACTGCCATCCGAGCCAGCTCGAAGTTGGGCCGGTTAGCGTGCAGCGTCATCCCGAACCCCGACGTCAGGGTGGGGCAATAGAACTGCACGACGCTGCAGTCCTCTGGGACCGACACGTACCACGGCACCGTCGGGTGCGCCTTACCAAGCGCCTTACCCACCGCATCCCTGATCGAGCGCTGCTTGCGCGCTGTGGCTGCCTCGTCGACGTTGAATACCTGCAGTACGTTGCTCATGGTGCAAGCCCCTCCTTGGGCTCAGGTCGCATCCCTGCGATTGCTCTCACATATCTGGTTCTGGTTCTGGCTCGAATGAATCCTGCATGTTGGATGTTGCCACCATTTCGGCGAACGTCAAAGACAGACTATCTGCGCGGTCCGGAGACCCCAGCCCGGGCAGGCGCTCCTTCAGGTCTTCCTTGCGCTCCAGCTTGACGCGCTGCTTGAGGTCGTACTCGTACTCGAGGGCCGACATCTGCTCCTCGAGGATCGGGTCATCCGGGAGATCCACGGTGCCCTCGACCCACTCTTTCATCTTCCACCAGCACTCGGCGCGCTTGTTGTAGAACTGCTTGTCCTCGGTCGCCTTGCCACCAGCCTGAACGCCGATCACCGGCGCCCCCAGCATGACCAGCCTGTCGACGACGCCGGCGCCCAGCCCCGCCTCATCCACGAAGGCCACGCCCACGCTGTTCTGGCGGATCATCTCGAACACCCGGGAGGCCACCTGCATGTTGTCGAGACCGCGGTAGGTCTTCTGCCAGTGCACCTTGCGGCCCTGACGCAGGGTGATCACGGTCTCGTCGCCACCGAAGCGCGCGACGTCGACGCCCAGCACCCGGGTGAAGTGGATGTACTCGTTGATCGGCATGTCGAAGCGCCGGGCGGCGCCCACGTGCTGCGCGCTGATCAGCTGGTTGGTGCCGAAGCGCGGGAACTCTCCGCGGACACGGACGCGCACGAAGTCGCTGTCTTCTCCGTTATCGTCGACCCACTCCTGCAGCTTCTTCTTGTTGGTCATCTTGCAGGTGCGGCTGTCGATGCGGCGGGTAACCCATCTGTGCCGGTTCTTGCCGAAGCAGTCGCGGAAGTCGCCGGTGTTCTTGGTGGGGTTGCCGAACTTGAACCACATGGCGCGGGGCGTGGTCATGGCGCCGGCCGCTACCTCACTGATCTTGTCGGCGATGGCGGACGCCTCGTCCATGATCATCAGCACGTACTTGGCGTGCAGCCCGGCGAAGGCCTCGGAGTTGTGCTCACTCCACGGGATGGCGTCGATGCCCCACGTGTCCTCGTGGTCGACGTGGTAGAAGCGCTCGCCTCGCTGGTGGAACCAGTGGCCATTCCTGCATCGTTTCCACCATACCGCCAGCTCTCGCCATGTCTTCGACTTCAGCTGCGTCTTGGTGTTGGCGGTCACCCAGCCAGCGAGATGTGGCCGCGTGCTCATCGCCCATAGAATGATCCACGCCACCTCGGCCGACTTGCCGATACCGTGACCGGATGCGGTGGCGTCCTGAATCGTCGCCTCGGGGTCCTCGAGGAAGGTCTCGCCGATGGACATCAGCTGCTCTGCCTGCCACGTGTCGGGGCCGGTCTGGCCCTCCAGCTCGCCTTTACCCCAGTCGAACGCCCACAGCACGAAGCCCAGCGGGTCGAACACGAATCGCTCGACCTGCTCCTGCAGCTGCTGCTCGTAGTCCTGCGCTGCGGCGGCTGTGGTCACACCGTTGCCCATATCCCGAACAGGACGCCCAGCACGAGCCACTCATGGCGCTCCTCCGGGTCGCCGGATATAGACCGGATCAGGTAGTACACGGAGATGCCGCTCAGCGCGAGATCGGTCAGCAGGTTCAGGGTCTCAATCATGGTCACCATCCAGCGCCTGCACGGCTGCCACGCCAATGAACACCATGCCCGCGGTGATGAGCCCAAGAAGCCACATGAGCCCGGTCTCAGGATCCCTGCTGAGCGGGTTGTCGCCGCCCATGTAGTGGGAGAACGTCCACACACCGATCATCGCGGCGGCAGAGATGGCGGGCTTGCGCCACCAGACGCTGCGCTGCTTCTCGCGGAGCGTGGCTATCACAGCATCACGCTCCTCCAAGGACTGGTTGGCAGCGCCAAGCATATCTAAGCAGCTCTGATACGCATTGTTGAGATCCCTGACGCTGTGATCGTGCCCCTTGATCTGCGCGTACAGCTTCTCGATGATGTGATCCCGGTCGGCAATCTGCGCCTCCAGCTGCAGCTCTCGGTCGATGTCTCTCACCTCACGCATAGCACAGATCCCTCGCGTTGTTGTGGGGGTAAGCCCAGCTGGTCTTTGCGATGTTGCGCGCCTTCGTGAGCGGCCTCTTCCGCCGGCTGAACCAGACCCGGTGCCGCAGGTGCTTGGCAAACCCCGCCCTGCAGTAGCGGTAGCGTGACGCACGGAAGGGGCGCAGGGTAGTCACAAGCGCTCACCCAGCATATTGTCGGCAATCGTCATGGCGTCTATCGCCAGCTCCTCGAAGTCACCTTCGTAGCGGCTGCTTGCGAGCAGCCCGGTCAGCGCAGCCATCGCGAACTGGTCGCGCAGGTCTCCGTCCACAGCCTCCAGCTTCAGCGGCTGCGGCAGGTATATGACCTTCTCGCCGGTCTCACTGCTCAGCAGCTCTGCGAAGTCGTGCAGGCGCTTGTCTGTGTCTGCAGCCAGCACCCGGTCAGCACTCAGTATGTACATCACCTCTCCCCGCCCGTGAGGGCCTTGTCTGCCTGCGTGAGCGCCAAGTGCATTTTCAGCTTCCACTCACCACCCGTTAAGTCTGATTTTTCAAGTGCAGCCAGCTCTTCCAACGCCTCCCGCAGCCGCCTGTTCTCTGCCCTCTCCAACGCAAGCTGGTCCTCGAGCCTCTGGTTAGCCTCCCCCACCGGCTCACAGGCATAGCAGCTACCCTTATATCCGTCTCGGTAGCGTACCAACTCGGTCTCCAACTCTGCGATGCGCTCACCGTAAAACGCGTCCTTGGTGTGGGCGTCTAGCTCCAGATCCGCAATGCGCTGCTTCAGGCTCTTCTCGTAGGCCGAGTCCTCCATGGGCTGTCGCGCTGGCACCGTCGTCGGGTCAGTCATGACACCACCCATCGCAGTGCCAACACACCCACCACTCCATCTGCTCGCACAGGTACAGCCATCCGGTGTTCGCGCAGCACGGGCAGTCAGTCGTTGCGAGAGCCTTGCAGTCACTCATCCCCTGACTCCCCGCCCATGAGGGAATCTCTGGCTATTTGCGGAGCAGTGTGTGCATCACAGTGCGGTAGCTTAGCGATTGACCTCAAGGCCTTTCGCTCCTCCTGAAGCCTAGACTCAAGGTGATTCAGCCGGGCAACAATGTCGGACTCACTCATTTCCGCTCCAACACCATCGCGCCAGCACAGGATCAACCCCTCCTCGGGGTCGTCGTACCAAGGCTGGCTCATACCTCTCTCCCCTGAGTGTCGAATACACCAGCACGCTGCAGAGCATCCCGGGCCAGTAGTGCTGCCTGATCGCTACCCCCAGCGATGGACTCCAAGGCCTCACGCAGAACGAGGGTCTCTGGGTGGCGGGCGTACAGCGGCTGCAGGAGCGCCCCCATCAACTGCGACAAGGCTTTGGCGGCCTCCTCGTTTTCGAGCATGATCCAGTTGTCTGCGTAGTCTTTAACGCGCCACGCCACCGGATCCGCGCTCCTGCGGGCCATGAGCATTGCAGCCAGCTCTCGCGCCTTCGTGAAGCGGCGACGCCCGTACACCTCGGCAATGGTTTCGTCGCCCAGATCCACGGTGAAGCACTCCGTCAGCTCGTCGTAGGTGACACCTTCTGGCAGTCCGTCCATCTCCCTCCCCTCTGGCATGGGTATCCCGAAGACAGTTTGCACTAGTTTCGGCCCCACACCATAAAATAATCCCAGAGCCGGATGCCGCCGTAGATGATCATGGCGGCGGTCCACGGCACGGCAAGCAGGCCGCGGGCCTTGTCGCTCCACTCATGGGGGAGGGTCACATCCCAGTTGACAAACGCCGCCAGCAGGCAGCAGAACGCGAGGTAGGCCAGAGTCCATGCGACCACCAGCCCCAGATCCCTCATAGGGTCCACACAGCTGCCCCCACCAGAAGGAATATCATCACGCTCGTCGCCAAGCTGGCGCCCAGTAATGCAACAGCGCTTCCGGCACCAACAGCGACCACAAACTTCAGCGTCCCTACAATCCATGCCCGTATCGCTCCCTCGAAACCCATGATCAATGCACCTGCAGCTGCTTGCGGTACTCCTCCCTCTGGGCAAGGGCGCGCTCCATGGCGGCCTCCAGCCCCTCTGCCTGACCGACGTGGCGGTGCTCGACCACCTCCTTGAATGCGCCGATCTGGATGTGCTTGCCGACCTGCTCACACAGCCGCGCGTAGGCGTTGATCAGCTGGGGGTCAAGGGTGCTCACGTACTCACCGTCCTCGTTGACCACCTCCTGATCCATAACCAGCACAGCCTTCACCCGGGCCTGCACGTCCAGCAGGTCCTGCAGCAGCTGCTTGGCGCTGTAGCTGGCCGCCTCCATAGCCTCCTCGATGATGGGCTTCGTGACGGTGGCCAGATATGACTGCACTAGGGGATTCTTGAGTAGATCATGCGCCTGCCGGGAGGCCGACTTTTCGCTGTACCCCGCGCGGATAGCGGCCTGCGTGCCATTGAAGTCCTTCGCGAACTCGTGGCAGAACGCCTTCTGCTGCTCTGTGCACTCCCGGCGTGCCATTACAGGGGCAGCCAGACGCCGAACAGGGAGCCGAAGCAGAACGCCAGAACGCAGTACATGAACGCGTCGGCGACGTCGATTGGCTTTGGATACCTCATGGCGGTCAGTCCTCCAGATTCATCTGGTTGAGCACGGCCCGGAGGTCGCGCATGGTCTCGCGGTCTGCGTTGATGCGGCCCTCGCAGTTGCCCTTGGGGTCCACGTGATACCCACCGAGGGAGTTCTCTACTACCTTTACCGAGCCACAGTAGTAATACCGCTCGAGCTTTTCGACACACTTCACCACCTTATCCACCCTCTCACTCATCTTTTCCCTCTCCATTCAATGGGTTACCGCTCGGCGTCAGTGCGTAAAACAGCTCCAGCATGTCGATACCGCGCTGCTTGGTCTCCCTCAGGTGGTCAGCCAGCCCCCGGACAGCGTCTTCGTGCCCCTCAGTGCCCTCAGTGGCGATGCAGCGGTCCTCCAGAATCTTCGCCTCAACAGCTGCCTCGGAGATGTACTGCAGGTACTCGTCGCTGAACAGGTACACGATGGTGTCCCGTACTGGGACCCGGACCTCTGGATCGAGATTGAATATCTCGTGCGCCAGCTGCACTGCGCCACCCAGAAGCCTCGCCTCGGGCTGTGACGGCTTTTGTGTGTCATTTGGACCACTCAATGTACTGATCCTCCCTCTACCGGCCGAGCCATCTCGATCAGCTCCTCGAACTGCTCCCGGTTGTCGTCGAACAGCTGCCGCGCAAAAGCCTCAGCCCGGGGGATGACCCACTCCGGCACGATCTGCCGGGTCAGGATGAGTGTCAGCTCGTCTGACATCAGGTCCTGCACGGCCTCAGCCATCTGGGTGCCGTGTCGGGTCTGGATGTCGAGCATGAAGTCGATCATCTCTGGTATCTCGGCCTTGATCTCCATTACGCGTTGCTGCTCCCCTCAATGATCTCGAATTTCACTTCCATAACGCGTCGGCCGATCTCCTGCTTCACGAGATCACCAGCCATGCCCCGCATCGACGGCGGAAGCCTGCGCTCCACCTCAAATTCTAAGTCCTTATGGATCTGCTTCAAGTCATCACCTGAAGCCAGCTTGCCATCACAGATGTAGTAAACCTCAGACATCCACCCTCTGGACCTCCGTTGCGTGGGTGTCCATGCACTTCAGGCAGAACACCAGCACGCTGTATGTCGGGTTGCGCCGAAGGATTGCTGACTGGAAGGGGTGTGACTCCGCCCGGGCCAGAATCGCTTGTGCGCGACTTCCACAGGACGGGCAGGTTATGGCTGTTTCTTGCTCGACATTCACCAGCTCGTCCTATGCGATAGAGCTTACTCGAGTATAGCCCACACACCAATACTTTAGTAGGCGGAAACAAATCGCTTGACGTGCCACCTAGTAGCTACTAAGATTCGGGGTGTCGGGGTCATCCGGACCCCTGAGAGGAGAGAGAGCATGATCAAGAACGGCGACACACTGAAGAACGGCTGGACAGTAATTGCTACCGGCAACCGCACGGTGCTGGCAATGATGCCCGGAAAGCGGTATGGCGGTTACGCCACGTGGTTCGTAGACGACCGAGAGGACACCTATTGGGGGCACTACTTCGACGAAATCAATGAAGCTGCCGCAGATTTTGAAGACCGCGTAGCACGCGGCACAAAGGCCGCGTAAGCGGCCAGAGGAGAGAGAGATGAGCTACGAAGAGCAAAGACAGCAGTATCTGGCGGACGTCGAGGCGAAGCGCTGGTGCCGATACGTGCCGCAGCACGAGCGCCCGGTGCTGGGAAAGCTGATCAAGTGGTGTCTTGAGGGCGGCAACCGCATCAGCGTGTACGACGGCGAGGAGTACGTCGTGAAGCGCAGCCAGAGCTTCTCCGACATCAAGTGCATGCTAGGCCACTCTGGGGAGGATGTGCTGGTGGTACGGGATGACGTCGGCGACTATCTAGGGGAGTTCAACCTGATATACAGCAACGGCTCTCATGGCGACCCACTGGTCGTGATTTCGGATTACAGCTGCAATGCTTTCTGCGGTCGCATCGTGGAGCGTCTGGAAGAGAGGTATGGGTCATGAACGCGCTGGTGTGGTGGTGCGATGAGTGGAAGGTGTGGGGGGTAACCCTGTACGATAACGACGGAAATCAGGCGTCGGAGAGTGAGTGGCACGCATTGAAAGACGAGGCGAGCAACGTCGCACACCTGTGGCTGCACGAGGGGAGCTGCAACACCGTGACTGTGGAGCGCAAGGATGGCGTCATCCACTACACGCGCAGCAGGGAGGATGTCTGATGCACCCCAGCCAGAAGGAATGGGACAAGGATCACCGGGCCCGCAGGAAGCAGTCCGGCCACGTGCAGGTGAGGCTCTGGGTCCCGGAGGAGTGTCGCGAGGAGATCGCGGCCTTCGCCCGAGAACTCAGGACCCGGGGTTCAGAAGATTGTCGCGACGACGGAAAGTCCGACCGCTGAACCGGTAGTCATCCACTTCCACGCTCTGCTTCTCAACAGCAGCCACCAGCGCATCCCACTCGTACTTCCTGAAGCTCGTCGTCCCCGGACCCGGAAGGGTGACCGCGGCGGGCTGATCCGTATCATCCACCAGACCGATATCGATCACCGTGATGACGGCGGTCTCGCTCGTCGCCGATGTCCCGGCCTCATCTGTAACAGTACAGTAGACGCTGATCGCCTCTCGCACCGTGAGCTTGTTGCTGGTGGCGCCAGCGATTGCAGAGTCGTCTGCCGCGTCGTACCACTGGTAGGCGAGCGGCCCTACGCCGCTGGCGTACACCTCAAGGTCTGCCTGCTGCGTCTGGCTGATCGCCTGAGTGACAGGGTCGACCAGTATCGTGACCGGGTTGGCCTCCACGGTCAGCGTCACGGTGTCAGACTGCACGCTGCCGTTGCTATCCGTAATTATTACGTAATACGTGTTGCCGTTATCCGCAAGCGCCGCCGTGAAAGATAGGGTGCTCTGATCCTCACCGGCAAGGGTCGAGTCGTCGCTGGCGTCGTACCACTGGTAGGTCAGCGCCCCAACTGAGGCGGTCGCCACCACCGTGAACGAAACAGGGTTGCCATCGAAAACGGTGTCACTCGATGGCTGAGCGCTGATCGTTGGCGTCAGCGCGGTGACGGTGAGAGTCGCAGCACTGGAGTTCGTGCTGCCGTTGCTGTCAGTGACCACGCAGCGATAGGTGTTGCCATCATCCCCCTCAACAGCAGTGAAGCTGAGGGTGGTCCCAGTCTCCCCAGTGATATCTGCAAAGCCGGCACCAGTGTTTTCCTGCCACTGATAGCTCAGGGATCCGGCAGACGCGGTAGCTGCAACAGTGAAGCTGGCGGTGGTGTTCTCGTCTACCGTGTCACTGACGGGCTGCGTGTCGATGGTCGGGCCGGACACAAAGGCCGCATCAGAAAGAGTGGTGATCTCAGC